TTTGATTTCTGTGCAATCTCAACAGCCATCATGGGCATCCATGAGACAGCACATTTCCACTCATCAATCTCTTGTCCTGTGTTTGGATTTACTCCTCTTACCTCTGTGTACCAAGCACATTTACGTCCAACACATTTCTTTTTGATGAGAGGGCAAAACTCACCTTCCTTCATTGTGTAAATACTCAATCACCTCAAATATTTATCTACTCACTTTATAAATACAACTAACAGGAAAAGCATTATAGTTTAATGTCATTACTTAGGGCCGATAAGATAACCAATAGGTTTAAGAATAGTGGCCCGATCATTGTTGGTCCTTCCTCCGTAACTGGTGATTTTACGGTATCAGGAATTCTTACAGCATTAGGAATTGGTGTTACTAATGATGTTTTAGTTGGTGGTGCGACTACTACAAAGTTTTTAACAGCTCAAAACTCAGCAAATCTTTTTAATACAACATTAACAGGTGTAACCACTGTTGGTGTTATTACTGGTGGTACATACTTTGGTAATGGTGTCAATTTAACGGGCATTGTTACATCAATTGCTGCTGGTGCTGGTGTTTTTATCTCTCCGGCTAGTGGTCAAGGAAGAGTAACAATAAATGCAAATAATGTAGCAGTTGCTGGTTTTGCAGTCACAGCTGGTGTATCAACTAATCTGAAGGGTGGTGCCGGCGGTGTCATACCATATCAATCTGCCGTCAATACTACGGCATTCACTGGTGTAGGTAATACTGGAGAAATTCTCTTATCACAAGGAGCTAATACTCCTATTTGGACATCACTTGCAGCGATTAATGTTTCTTTCGCTTCGAGTGCTGGTGTATCTACCAATCTGAAGGGTGGATCAGCAGGTAAAATTCCAATTCAAACTGCACCTGATACCACTGGATTCCTTCCAGTTGGTGTCACAGGTAATATCCTGTTAGCACAGGGAACTTCAAATCCAATCTATATTGATCCTAAGGCATCATTAGATGTTCGTAGGGCANGNTTCGCAGGTATTGCTACCAATCTACAAGATGGTTTCATCTCCAACGTAACTTCATTAGAAGTTGTTGGTGTCACCACATTAGGTGTAGCCACAGCAAAGACATTGGATGTCACTGGTATTACCACCACTGACCTTCTAAATGTTTCTACTGCTGCAACAATCACCAATTTGACCTTATCTACAGGTCCCGGTGTTGCAGTCACAGCCATCCTTGACGAGGATGACTTGGTATCTAACAGAGCAGATGCCCTGGTAACTCAACAATCAATCAAGGCATATGTTGATAGTCAAGTTACAGCACAAGACCTTGATGGTAATGCTGACAGTGGATCATTTGTAGTTGATCTTGATAGTCAGGAGTTAGGTGTCCGTGGAACTTCTAACGAAGTCATCACTGTTGGTGCCGGACAAAGTGTTACTGTTGGACTTGATACTAACGTAACTATTCCAAACAATCTGACAGTCACCACCAACTCACAAGTTAATGGTATCTCGTCTGTTGGTTCTGCCATCACGATGTATGGTGCGACTGGTATTGTCAGTGCCACTGCATTCTATGGTGACGGTACAAACCTTACGAACGTTCTTGGAATTGGTAATTCTGTTACTAATATCGTCTTTGTCAGTCCTGATGGTGATGATACAAAAGATGGTCGTAGAGTATCGACAGCAAAGAGAACTGTTGGTTCCGCACTTACAATTGCTGAAGCAAGTACAGTTATTAGAATCTCTGCTGGTAATTATTCAGAGAATAACCCACTCATTCTTCCTGAACAGGTAACTATTCTTGGTGATAGTTTGAGAGAAGTATCACTATCACCACAGAATGCTAATCAAGACTTCATCTATGTTGCTAACGGAAGTTATGTTGAGAATATATCCTTCACCGGAACTTTGAATGAGGGTAAGGCAATCATTGCATTTAATCCCGATAAACCATCGTTTGTAACACAAGGCCCATACATTAGAAATTGCACTAACTTCATCACTAATAGTATTGGTATGAAGATTGATGGTGCTAGTGTAATCGGTCCTACCAGGGCGATGAACGTTGATAGTTACACTCAACTGAACCAGGGTGGTATTGGCGTTTCTATCTCTAATGAGGGTTATGCTCAGTTAGTTTCTATCTTCACCATCTACAACGATCAGAGTATCATTTGTATCAATGGTGGTCAATGTGATCTGACTAACTCCAACTCTTCATTCGGTAGGTTTGGTCTGGTTGCTGATGGTATCGGTCCTACAAACTTCATCGGTACGGTTACGACTGCAACTGCTGCAAATTCAGATGTATTCCCCATTGATTTAAGTACAGAGACACTTTCAATTGAAAATGCATTGTATGATGCTGCATCAGGTCTTACAACGATTACCACTTATAAGGCTCATGGTTATAATCAGGGTATGAGTGTNAATCTNGCAGGTCTTGGTTTCTCCTGCAGATCATATGACCACACTTTTGTAAGTGGTGTTAATAATGCAATCACCGATGGTAATGGTGTAAATTATACCGCACAAACCGGAACATCTTATAATCAGGATACTGGAGCATTAGTTCTTGATGTCAATACGACTCATGGATTATCTGCTGCCACAGCATTAACGGCAACAACTGGTACTGGTTGGATTCCATCCACAGGTATTTTGACTGTTGTTACAACAGCTGCACATGGATTGTCAACTAATGATTATGTTAAATTTGCGACAGAATCACTGACATTCTCTTGCACACAAGATGGTAATGCTACCAACCATGCATATCCCAGACAAACTGATCCCGTATTTAATAAGTGGATTCAGGTAACTGTAACTAATGCCACGACATTTACATGTAGTGTTGGTGTCTCAACAACCGGTGATTTTACACACACATTTGTTTCAGCAACTGCAGGTGGAGTTCTAAAGGCTAATGATACTGTAACCATTGCTGATAATGGTGTTACATTTACATGTGATAAGGACAACAATACTTCTAATCATTCTTATCCCAGATCTGGTGATCCAGCATCTGGTGCTACTCTTGGTATTGAAGCCGTCACATCTGATACATTAACTGTTAATGTTGGTGCATCTAATATCTTTACCTTCCCATCCGGTAACTTTGGAAACATATTCACCGTTAGTGAAGTAGTTGGTATCAATACATTCAAGACCTTTGTTGGATTCTCAACTCTGACTCATGTTTATAATAGTGGAGGAAACACCAATACATTTGTAACCAGACCTTATGATGGTCAGGTTGTTTATCTTGATAGTATTTTCAATTCCATCAATGGTGTCACGATTACTAACGGTGGAAGTGGTTACACAAGTCCCCCTGCAATTACATTCTCTGATCCAAGTGAATCGTGGGGTATCAGAGCAACTGCTAACGCAGTATTGACGAATGGTGTAGTAACATCAGTTGATATGATTTCTAACGGTAGAGGATACACTGGATCACCCACTGTAACTATCGCTGGTGCAGCTTCAGGCACCCCCAATCTCTTACCTACATACTATGTGGTCAGTAGTGCAACTCCCGTTGTCGGTGGTATCTCTACTGTAACATTCACTGAAAGGGTACCCTACGCAGTCGGTGTTGGAACAACAGTTCCATTCTTCAAACAGAGTAGAGTTCTTGCTTCAAGTCACGCCTTTGAATATATTGGATCTGGTAATACATTCCCCGATGCACTCCCTGCTCGTGGTGGTGTAGCAATCCCAGAAAATGAAATTGTGAATAAGAATGGAGGTCTGGTTATCTTCACTTCTACCGATCAGGCAGGTAACTTTAAAATTGGTGATGGTGTTGTTATTAATCAGTTAGAAGGTTCTATTTCTGGAGATGCATACAACAGAAGTTTGTTTGCAAACATCACACCTTACATTCTCGCACTAGGAGGGGGAGACTAAAAAATGCCACTAGCTTTAAACAATTATCAAACTATCACAGGTGTTGTAGGAACTAATACAGTCGGTATCTACACAGCACCAACTGGGTATAGTGCCATTGTTCTATTGGCACAAGCCACTAACATTGGAAGTAATACACAGACAATTAATTTTTTACATGAGAGAACAGTCGCAGGTATTGCAGTAACCACAGAAATTCTGCTAGGATTCCCTGTTCCTGCTAATGATGCTGCAAATCTTCTTGCAGGAAAACTTGTTCTTGAAACTGGTGACTCACTTAAGATAGGATCAAGTAGTAATACTGATGTGAAATTTATTTCATCTGTTTTAGAGACACTTAATCAGTAATAAACAATGGCAAGATTCGCTAGCAACGACCGTATAAATCTAAAAGTTGGTGTAAGTTCACATAGCGAACAACTTACATCACTGGAAGTAGTTGGTCGTGTTGGTATTAATTCTACCACATCAGAGAATGCATTAGACATTGTTGGTAATGCCAATGTAGATGGGAATATAAGTGTATCTGGGTTATCAACCTTTACCGGTATTGTTACCACTGGTGGTGACCTGTATGTTGGTGGTGACTTATATGTAAAAGACGATTTAGTATATGACGAAGTAACTGGTAGAAATATTAATATCAGTGGTGTTGCAACCGTTGGTCAAACATTGGATGTCAATGGTAATCTAGATGTAGATGGTCATACAGAACTTGATAACTTAAATGTATCTGGTGTCTCCACATTTGCTGGTAATATAATTGGTGATTCAGCCACCAATATTTCAGGTATCAATTCAGTAACTGCTACAACATTCTTTGGTGATGGTTCAAACCTAACCAATACTGGTGCAGTATTGAGTGCGGCGTCAGGACTTCAAAGAATTGTTGCAACCAGTCTTACAACCGGTATCTTAACCACTGCTGGTACCGATGCAGATTTAACATTTAATGCAACAAGTAATTTATTAAGTTCAGGTAAATTAATTATTGCAGGTATTTCCACATTTGGTGGAGATATAAGTGCCAACGGAAATATAATTGGTGATAATTCCACAAGTATTTCTGGTATCAACTCTGTTACCGCAATCACATACTTTGGTGATGGTTCGCAACTTACCGGTTCTGGTGGTGGTACCCTTATTCAAGGTATCTCCATTGAAGAGGAGGGAGTTAATGTTGGCACAGCTGGGTCAATTAAGACCATCAACTTCAAAGGTGCAAAGGTAACTGCTGCTTCAGTCAATGCCACAAAGGTTGATGTCACAGTCAATACTGGTCTTAATACAGCAGGAACTTCCGGTTTCAATAACCTATTTGTAACTGGTGTATCTACATTTGCTGGAAATATTAATGCAAATGGAGATATTGTTGGTGATAATTCTACAAATATTTCAGGTATCAATTCAGTAACTGCTACCAGTTACTTCGGTAATGGTGTAAATCTAACCGGTATTGTTACTTCATTAGTTGCTGGTAACAATATTTCAATAAGTGGTGCTACCGGTCAGGTTACAATTACTGGTCTTGCAAACACTGCTAACGTAACAGCCAATACTTTGGTTGTATCAGGATTTTCTACATTAGCGAGTGCATCTTTTAGTGGTAATGTAACTATCGGTGGAACTCTTACTTATGAAGATGTCACGAATATTGATTCCGTTGGTCTGATTACTGCAAGAGCTGGAATCAGAATTGGAACAGGTGGTACAGTCGGACCTGTAGGACCAGGTATTGTAACATACTTCGGTGATGGATCACAACTGATCGGTGTTCAGGGTGGTAAATGGGAAGAAACTGATGTAGGTATCAATACAGTTTCTAATGTCGGTATCGGCACAACAAATCCTGTCAATAAACTGGAAGTTCTTGGTGACACTAACCTAACTGGTAATCTTAACGTAACAGGTATTACTACCATTAATGGAAATAGTGTTCCATCCATCGGAATGGTAATTGCCCTCAGTGGCTTCTGATAAATAACTAAAAAGTACTAATACAATGGCGGAGTCATTTACAAATTCACTGACAAGGGCTGCTGGTATTGTGACCACTAGTAATAATGGCGGAATCGGCGCGGGAGTCACCATTATTACCGGTATCTCAACCAATGGGGTTTCTGTTGGTGACATGGTAAAAACAACATTCTTTAGGGGTGGTGCAAAAGTTGCTGTGATTGGATCTGGTCAGGTAAGTCTTGATAAGACATCGACTAACACCACCACCAAAACGGGTCAAAATGTTATATTNATGGGTAAAAACACAGCATTTACCGCCACAACTAAATCTATTCTAGTTGGTGGTACTTTTGCAAATCTAACCAATAATACTATTCACATCAATGTAGAAGTTGGAATCGGAAATACTTTCGCCAACATCGCTAACAATATTCCTATTCCGCAAGGAAGTTCTTTTGTTGTAAGTGATGCTGGTAAGACTATTTTAAGACCCAATGAAGTCATTAATTTGTATTGTGATACAGCTACAGCAGTAGATTCTAGTTTGAGTATTCTTAGTGGGGTTCAATAATGGGTCTTGGTAATAACGGATATATTGGAAGATCTCCTGAAGATTCAGCGGTAACAGTAACACGACAGGTTTTTCAACCAACTGGTGTTCAAACCTCATTTACTTTTGCGTCTGGTTACGATAATAATTTCTTTGACATTTTTATTAATGGTGCAAAACAAATCAAATCTATTGACTATATTGCAGTCAATGGTTCAACTTTCACATTAACAACAGCAGCCCTAAATGGTGATGTCATTGAAGCGGTAGCTTACAAAGCCTTTAATGCAACCAGTACCAATGTTGGTATTCAGTCTGCTGGTTTGCATATTGGTGATACGAAAAAACTTAATTTTATTGGTGCTGGAAATACATTTAAAGTTCAGGATGGTGGTGAGGTAATTGATATNTCCATCCAAGGTGGAGGAGGTGGTGGNGGTGTTGGNACTGCCATTAATTATGAAAACGGAGATTCAAGCCCATTTAGTTATATTAATGCAACAGCATTCGTAAATCAGGATATTGTTTTAGATACAACTACTGCTGGTGCAGATAACTCTTACGTTGTTGTTCAGGAACCACGATTAGTTGTTTCAGTTGGTGCTGCTGTTACGGTGGGACTTGGAAAAACCATGGTAACTGATCTATATCAACTCGGTGATCTCTAATAAATACAACTAAAAGATATAAGTAATGTCGGCAATTAATGTAAATTCAATTACAGGAAGGACCGGAACACACGGTCCTGTGCTGACTGGTGTCACTACGGTAACTGGTGGCACTCTAAATACCGCAGCTTTAAATGTTACTGGTGCAGCTTCATTTTCCGGTAACGTATCGATTGCTGGTACATTAAGTTATGATGATGTAACTGATATTGACTCTGTTGGTGTTATAACTGCTCGAAGTGGTATTAATGTCACAGGTGGTCAATTAAATGTTGGAAGTAATATAAAAATAGGTAATGCTGGTGTCATCACTGCAACATCGTTCTCTGGTTCAATACCTGCTGGACAAATAACAGGAACAATTGCTGATGCTCGATTATCAACAGTTTCTTCATCAAAACTTTCAGGTGCATTACCCGCATTAGATGGTTCTGCTCTGACAGGAATAGCTGGTACTGCAAATGTAAGAACAAACACTCTTAATGTTATCGGTGTTTCTACATTTACTGGTGCTATTAATTCCAACAGTAATGTAACAACAACTTTAGATTTGAATAGTAGATATCTCTACGCAAAAGATATCTTTTTGGAGGATGTGAGTCCAGAATTAAGATTCACAGATAGTGATGAAAATCCCGACTATCGTATTAGACTCAACGCAGGATTATTGGGAATTAGAGATATCACCAATAATGTCGATAAGATGGTATTCAGCACCGCTGGTGTTAATATACCAGTAAGTAATGTTGGTGTTCAAACTAACTTTCCAACATCCTCTACACTTGTAGGTGCTGCTAGTTCTCTGATTGGAATGTATATTGGTGATGGTCACATGTTATTCAGTGATAACCTATCACGTTCGGGTGGATATTATATTCCCAATGGACTGAATGCTCTTAATGCAGGTCCCGTCACGCTCAATTCAACCATGACACTTGATGGTGTCTGGGTAATCGTATAGGAGGTATCATGGGAACTCTCAATGTAGCAAATTTAAACGCGACAGGAAATGTTAATTTTGGTGGTGCATGGACTGGTGCTCCTACTGGAACTCCCATTCAATATGTACAGGCCACCCACACAGTGATGACGGTACGGAAGAGTACTACATCTACGTCTTATGTTGACACAGGTTATAGTCTCACGATAACTCCCAGAAGTTCTTCTAGTAAAATTTTAATTTATGCTAACCTTTCCTGTTCCTGTAGTAACGGCCAATATGGATATTTAAGAGTTTATAATTCAACTGCTAGTCGTTATGTGAACGTTGAAGGTGGCGTGACTAATGATGGTATGTATGAATCAGCAGCAGGTGGACAGTCACAGTGGATGATGTTACCAGTAGAGGCAATAGATTTACCAGGTTCAACTTCAGCCCAAACATACAAGATTTACACAAGATCAAGTAATAGTTCTGGTACTATGTATTGTGGTTGGAGTTCTTCTGCACCTGATACTATGAATATGAATTTTATGTCAGCAACGGAGTTTTCAGCATAATGTCAGAATTGGATTTACTTTATAACTATAAATAAAACAAACCAACTATTACTATGAAATACGATATCCCAGCAGCATTACAAGTGCTTACACCAGGAGCAGAATGGGTTCTTCGTGGTGAAAACTACTCTGGTTTGGAGTGGATTAAAGGAAACGGTCACGATAAACCAACTGAAGACGCATTAAATACAAAGATTGCTGAACTTGA